TCGCCCCAGCTTCGCCAATACAAGCGTTATGTGGAGCAAGAGCGACCTCGTGCAGTGGCTGGACATATCAAGTGGTCGACATACTACGAGGGCGCATACTCGAAGGCCCAGGCGGCCAATGCGCCTGCATTTGTGCTAATGGATTTTAACGAATTGATTCGATCATCAAAGGACTTGGAGGCCGGCCGAATAACGCAGGATGAATTCGACTATAAGCGGCGTGCACTTCAGGCAAATGCGCAATCGCAGATCGAGCAACAAAGAGAGCAGCAACGGCGTGACGAGGCAGCACAGGGTGCGGCGTTCCTGGCAACCAGTGCAGCGCTTTTTCAGGCCGGCCAACCACAGCCGGTTCGCCCAGCACCCACCTATCCCAATTCAATCGCACCTGCTGCGAGCACTGGCCTGACGGGATTTCTGAACTCCCAGGAGGTCAATGGCACATTGAGGTATTGCAAATACTCAAATGGGGTAATACGCACTATCAGCTCTGTGAGTCTCTGCCCCCTGCAAACTGACGGTCGATAGCTCCCGATAATCCAAAAATGACCCGCTTAGGCGGGTTTTTTTTCGTCCACGCAAAAAATATTAGGAACTCCTATTGACACATAAATTAGCGTGTCCTAATATTGCCACATCAACACCCCAACCACCCCACCGATTTATCGACGAGGAGAACTGAAGATGGAGCAAGCAAAACCCGCAGCAGCATGGCCATTCCCTGCCGGCGTTGGCGGCGCAACCGAAGCTGCTGAACCTGCGGCCCCTGCAACTGTCCTGAGCGCCACTGGCTTTGTCACCGTGCCCGAGACCACGCTGCCGAATGGCCTGGTGGTGCCGGCCTTCCAGGTGAGCCAGTACCACATCGCCAAGGACGAGAGCGGCGCGCCGGTCGTGAACCCCGAGTTGTCCCCCTGGGTTGAAATCGACTTCGCCGGCGCCAAGGCCCAGTGCGAAGCGATGGGCGGCCAGCTGATCCGCGAGACGCAAGCGCTGGCCCTGGGCTGGAACATCTTCAACGTCGCCGAGAACTGGTCCGGTGGCGCGGTAGGCGAGGGCACCCTGCGCATGGGCCTGCACGACGATGATGACCTGGACGAAGCGCCGACCGGCACCTACGAGCTGGAGAAACGCGGCTTCAAGCTGTCGAACGGCGAAACCGTGTTCGACGCTGCCGGTCTGGTCTACACCTGGGTCTTCGACGACGTGCAGGGTGACGACGCTGGCCTGGTCGCCAAGGCCTTCGCTGAAGACTCGCCCTCGATCGCTACCGCGCCTTATCCATCGATGCAGAAGGGCATGGGCTGGCGCCCGCGCGCCGGCGCCGACTGGTCGGGCGATGCGCTCATCCGCGGCGGCAGCTGGGGCTCCGGGTCGCTTGCCGGGGTCTTCGGTCTCAACGGCGACTGGCCCGACCTCGAGAACGGCAGCGTCGGGTTCCGCTGCACCAAAGGCCTCTGAACCCTGGTCACGGGTCGCCGCAAAGCGGCGGTCCATGAAGCGAGTGCGGCCGGCACCGCAGTTCAATCCCGGTCTTGGCCTGCTTTCGGCTCAGGAAATTGATGCAGTGGGACCTGGAATGCCCCGGTCGCTCTCCGCAGGAGCCGCCTCACCCACGTTACGGGTGACCACACTTCTGCCGGTTGTGTCGGCGAGGGTTGTAGCTACCGGGTAAGCGCGATGAAGACGCGGTCAGCCGGCAGACGTGTGGTGAAGGCGCGAGATCGTAAGTTTCGAATCGGGCGCGCAAAACTGGAAATACGCCGGGACCTTAGACCGGGGAAGAAAAGAGTTGGCCCGCTTCCAGGTTCGTGCGGGTGACTACTGGGGCACGTGTCGACAGTGCCAAGCCGGAGTGACGACCGGCCACCACACGCCAGCCTGAGTGCGCACAGGCCCACGACGAGCGTGGTCAGAGCCCGCGATCCGGTGAAAGGCCGGCCCCAATAACCTGGAGAGGACGAAATGCTGAAATTGATTCGCAAGATCGTGAAACCGTTCCGTTTGGCCTACCTGCGATGGGCTATGCGTGACGCGGAATATGCGGTGTCACACGCGCGCGGCCTTCGCGAATTCAGCGTGCTCTACGAACGGCAGCAGCAGAGCCGCCAGTTGGCGCTCGCCGAAAAACACAGCAAAGCAGAGGCTTGGTGATGCGCTCGATCCTCAACCTGTACCGCGTGTACCGCATGGCGCGCCTCAGCCCGCGCAAAGCGATCTTCAAGGCGATCGCCGCCTGGAACAAAGGATTCTGACCATGAACGCCATTTCCGATCCGCTGCAGCATGACCGAAGCACATTCCTTGGTGGGTCCGATGCTGCCGCCATCCTGGGCGTGAGCCCCTACAAGACGCCCGTCGAACTGTGGATGCAGAAGACCGGCCGCGCGCCGAAAGAGGAAATCGACCCGGTGCGCCAGAAGATTTTCGACCGCGGGCACAAGCTGGAGCCATTCATCCGCGAAATGGTGATCGACAAGCTGCGCGACCTTGGGATGCAGGTCGACCTGGTCGCCTGCAACGAGCGCTACGTCGATCCGGAGCACCCGTTCATGTCGTGCGAAATCGACTTTGAATTGCGCCTGTCCGGGGTGATCGAGATTGGCGGGGATCTGATCCAGTTCGACAACGAGCTGGTCAATGCCGATGCGAAGAGCGTGACCGGCTTCGCACGCAAGAAATGGGGCGACGAGAACACCGAAGACGTACCGATCGAGTATGCCGCCCAGTTCATGCATGGGTTGATGGTGACGCCAGGGGCGCGCCGCTTCTGCCTGGTTGCGGCCCTGCGTAGCTTCGACGACGTCGACATCTATTGGACTCGGCGCGACGACGAAGTCATCGAAGCTTTGCGCGCGAAGGAAGTCCTGTTCTGGAATGGACACGTGCTTACCGGAGTCCCGCCAGACACGCTCACCTTCGATGATGTCAAAGCGCTCTTCCCGCATGACAACGGGCTGTCGGTTGAAGCGTCGGCGGAGATCGCGATCAAGGTGCGCGAGCTGGCGCGCGTGAAGGCTGAAATTAAAGCCCTGGAGGAAGGCGAGGAAGTCCTGAAGCAGCAGATTGCCGACTTCATCAGCCCGCACGCCATCTTGACCTTCGACGGCCGCGACATCGCCACCTGGAAAGGTCAGGGCCGCACCGACTTCCAGGAAAAGCTGTTCAAGGCCGAACACCCGGAGCTGGCCGCCCAATACCTGAAAACCAGCACGATCCGCGTGCTCCGCTTGAAAAAGGAGAAGTAATCCATGAGTACCACCGCTTCCGCACTGAAGGCTGTCGCCACTGGCCAGGTGGCCAAGTCCGACGAGCCGAAAGACCTGGCGCACCTGATGGCCAACCCAAAGGTGCAGGCACAGATCAAAGCGGCGCTGCCGCGCCACATGACCGCCGAGCGCATGGCGCGTATTGCCACCACCGAAATGCGCAAGGTGCCGAAGTTGGCGCAGTGCGATCCCATGTCGTTCCTGGGCGCCGTGATCCAGTGCGCGCAGCTGGGCTTGGAGCCGGGCAATGCCCTCGGCCATGCCTACATCCTGCCGTATGAGAAGCGCACCAAGGTCGGCGGCCAATGGCGTACCGAGCGCGTCGAGGCGCAGGTAATCATCGGCTATCGCGGCATGATCGACCTGGCGCGCCGTAGTGGCCAGATCGTCAGCATCGACGCCCGCGCCGTCTACGAGGGTGACAAGTTCGACTGCCGGCTGGGCCTGGACGCCAAGCTGGAGCACGAGCCGGACTGGCAGAACCCGAACCGTGCCCAGCCCGACAAGCTGCGCTTCGTCTATGCCGTGGCGAAGCTGAAGGACGACGGTATCCAGTTCGACGTGATGTCCCGCGCCGAGGTGGAAGGCGTGCGCGCCCGCAGCAAGGCGGCCGACAGCGGCCCATGGGTGACCGACTACAGCGCAATGGCGCTGAAGACCGTCGTGCGCCGCCTGTTCAAATTCCTGCCAGTTTCCATCGAAATGCAGCAGGCCGTCGGCATCGATGAAATGGCCGATGCCGGTATCAGCCAGCAGAACGGAGCCATCATCGATGGCGCGTTCACCGAAGTCGAGCCGGCGCCGGAACTGGAGCAGAACGACGCCCCTGCATCAGATGCATCGTCCGGCCAGGGCGACCAGGAAGCTGCCGCCAGCCTCTACCACACCTTGTTCAATCGCTTGAATACCGCCAGCGACCTGGATGTGCTGGATGTGATTGCCGACGAAATCCGCGATGTTTTCGACAGTGGCGAGCAGGCGAAGCTGTCTGCGCTGTATCAGGAGCGCCGCGCCGCGCTCACAGGCGAATAACGGATGGCGCAACGCATCAGCCAGTGGCTGGCACTCCGGTGCAAGGAGCCGCTGTTCCAGAAGTGGCTACGCGTGCCGGATGAGGCGACCGCAATCACCAGCGTGCGCGCCATCTGCGAGGTTAGATCGCGCGGCGATATCGACCGCTGCGAGAAGGCCACAAAACGTTTTCACCAGTTTATCCGGCTGCCTTACATGCAGTTTTTCAACGATTCAACCCAAACGAAGGAGTAACCGATGTTCGAACTGAACCAGACCGTCAAGCTGGCCAACGTCAACCTCCGCGCCGAGAAGCACGGCGACGAGACGCGCGCGGCCGTTGACCTGAAGATCGAGGCAACCTGCCCGAGTAGCGCCCTGATCCACTTTCACCCCGAACTGCGCCAGCATCTGTTCAAGAAGGACGAAAACCCGGATCTGGTCGACCAGGTTGTCGAAGGCGACGGCCTGACGCTGCTGCGCTATCCGAAGCTGGGCGCGCTGAAATGGGACTGGGAAGGCGTCGGCTATTCCGGTGTGATCGCGTACGGTTTGGGCGATCAAGAAAGCAACATCGACCTGGGTGATGAGCTGAAGGTCGACCACGTCGTGCTGCAGCCTATGAATGGCGGATCGGTTGGCATCTGCTTCCGCGTCATCGCGCACCCGGAACCGGACGACATCGGAAAGCTGTCGGAGCTGATCCAGCGCGAGATCGACATCGAGCTCTTGCCGCCGGCGCCGACCAAGCCGGACGACCTGTTCCAGAAAGCCGCATAAGGAGATCGACCAGATGAACACCGCAATGAAAATCGAGCTGGTGCCGGAACAATCTTTCTTCGCCCGTGCCGGAGAACAGATCGTGCGCGGCCTGTCCGTGGTCGGGGAGTGGGAAGGCCTGCGCAAGGTGGTCGATGGCCGTGGCCGCAGCTTGATCGTCGACCAGGATGGCATTGTCCTGAAGGGCACCGATGGACTGTTGCACGACCTGCGCCTGACGACTGGCCACGACGATTTCGTAACAGTTCAGAAGACCGAGCTGCCAGACGGCACCGTCGTTCCAGCGTTCCGCGTCGGCCGCTACGCCTGCAGTAAGAACGCTGACGGGAAAGCAGCCGTTTCTAAAGACGGCAAACCCTGGACGAACATCAATTTCGCCAGCGCCAAGGAAGCATGCGCCGCAGCCGGCTTCGAACTGATCACCGAGCTGCAATGCCTGGCAATCGCGCACCAAATCTGGCACCAGGATGTGAACTGGAGCGGCGGAAAGGTCGGCGAGGGCAAGCTGTACCAGGGACTGCACAAAGGTACCGTTGCAGGCCCACAGGATGGCAATTACGAGTCGCCGCACGCCGATGAACGCCGCTGGCATGAACTGACGAACGGCGAGCGGGTCTACGACTTCGCCGGCAACGTCTGGACTTGGGTGTTCGACAACGTCCAGGGCAATGACCAGGGCATCGTGAGCAAATCGATCGGCAAGGATTCGCCGAGCCGTTCCACTATTCCTGAGGATTGCTACGCGAAAGGGGGCGGCTACGTCTACGACAGCACCACCCTGAATTGGTCGGGCCGTGCGCTCATCCGCGGCGGCCGCTGGCGCTCCGGGTCGGCTGCCGGGGTCTTCCGTCTCGACCGCGTCTGGCCCGTCGACGAGTACGGCTACGTCGGGTTCCGCTGCACCAAGTAGGCGTCTGGCTTCGGGTCACGGGTCGCCGCGTAAGCGGTGACCACTTCAACAAACTGTAAGAGCAAGAAAAATGCAACAGATCACACCAACAAAAGAGGAAATGAACGAGCTGGCCATTTCGTCCTGTAAGGGGATCGAGGTTGGCCTAGGCAAAGCCGATCC